CTAATGGTACTCAAAAAGAATGTATCGAGGTGGCAAAGGCTTGCGCAAAAGCAATATCAAATGTATTTCCAATGGCAGGAGAGTTTGTAAATGAGTAATAAATATACACAAGATATGACAGGAACTGGACAACATATTGAATTACCAGACCCCGGCCCTGAGCCAGAAAGGTACTATGACTGGATGCTGTGGAAGTTAAGACAGAGTCCAGAATGGAAAGCTGCTGTCTTTTCGAAACCAAAAACAAGCTGGATAAAAAAGTTAATGAAGTTTGATAGCCTATTACTCGCTTTAATATACACCGCTGGCCATATTATTATTGCCATGAACGTGGTGTTTTGGATGACAGGCGCAAGTATATGGGAGGCTGGCGCTGTAGCTTTGATAGAACCTACTATAAATGGTTTTTGGTTTTACATACTTCACAAGATTTGGAAAAAATATAGTTAACATGTTATGTTTATTTTTTAAAAAAAATGCATTTTTTAGTGTACATTCCCTTATTTTTAGTGTATAATATAATTATAAAATAAAAAATTAACTATTAAAGGGAGTTTAGTTATGATAGAAGTAGTAGTTACATATAATAATGATTTTGGTGGTACGCCTTATAACGCGGCATCAATTCAAACTCAAACATCAAGTATCAACGAAGCATTAAATTATGCTTTTAGATATACTCAAAATACAGACGGTTCATGGTCTAAAAAAATCGGTAGTGATGCCAACGATAACGTTGAAGTTCTTCATCACAGAAACGACGGTTCAGGCTTAAGAAGCTCAATGGTCGGCGATACCTTTACTGTTTGGTTCAACAATAAAGAATATAAAAAGTTTAAGTGTATGCCAATCGGCTTCAAGGAGGTCGTGTAATGGAAAAAAAAGTATTTGCTAGATGTCACTTTACTGATGATTACGTTCAGATTTTAACATACTTAGGTAACGGTTACTATGCAGTACGTTATCCAAATAATGACACACAAGAAGCTCATGAGTCAACATTAGATTTTGAAGGGAGAAAAATATAATGGGTATTTTTATTGGTAAGCACAAAAGATCAACATCATGGGTTGGAAGGTTTGATCCTTCTAATCCTGAAGATATGAAAGAATATGATACAGTGAAAGCTGTTGTAAGAGTTGTAAACTCTAATACTACCAAAAAGTTTAGAGTTGAAAAGAAAGGCCGTAAGCCAAAATATGGTTTTGTTTATGGCGGTAATCCTAAAGGCGGCATTGAGAATGCCACACTATGGGATGTATATATTTGGAGGAGATATCACTAATGATTATTGTTGATTACAGCGGTATTGCTCTTGCAAGTATTATCATAAATAAAACCTTTGATGAACAACTAATTCGTCATATGATTCTCAACTCCCTTAGAATGTATCGTACAAGATACAAAGAAGAGTATGGCGAATTAGTTCTTGCCGTCGATGCGTCAAATAACTGGCGCAAGACGGCTTTTCCACAATATAAAGCAAGTAGAAAGAAAACTCAAAAAGAATCTGATTTTGATTGGGGTGAAGCTTTTAGACTCTTAAATAAAATACGTGAAGAAATTGCTGAAAACTTTCCTTACACTGTGGTAAGAGTAGATGGCTGTGAAGCTGATGATGTTATAGGTACATTGGTTAGCATGAATCCAGATCACAACAATGATTTTAAACCACAGAAATACATGATTGTATCTTCTGATAGAGATTTCTTGCAGCTACAAAGATTTAAAAATGTCAGGCAGTTTTCGCCTTTGCTTAAAAAAGAATTATCAGTAGATAATCCAAGAGTATATTTACAAACACATATTATCAGAGGCGATAAAGGTGATGGTGTGCCAAATATATTATCTGATGATAACGTATTTGTTGAAGGGTTTAGACAAACACCAATAACTCAAAAGAAAATAGATAATATAATAGAAGATCTTGAAGAAGGTGAATTGTTATATGCAGCCTCTTGGTATCGAAACTATTGCAGGAATAAAAAATTAATTGATCTAAGTGAAACACCACAAGAGCTTAGAAGAGAAATTATAAATAACTTTATGGCTGACAAGCCAGATACACGATGGATGAGACGAGGTAAGGTATTTCCGTATCTTGTTGAAAACAAGTGTAATGAGTTGATTAAAAGTGCACAGGAGTTTATTTAATGAAACAGTATGTTTTCGAAGTCATTGAAGAAGTGGCTAAACAACGCAATCGCGACGACAAGATAAAAATTCTCAAAGAAAATGAAACATGGGCGTTAAAAGATGTGATAAGAGGTATCATGGATTCTAAAGTAATTTGGAATCTACCAGAAGGTGAACCGCCATATAATCCATCACCAGCGCATCATCATCCTGCCAATTTAACAAAAGAAAATAGAAACTTTAAATATTTTGTTAAAGGCGGTCCTGGCGATAAGATGCCAGCTTATAAAAGAGAAAAGATTTTTATAGGCATACTAGAAGGTGTACATCCTGAAGACGCTAAACTTGTAATCTCAATGATCAATAAACAAAAACCAAATGGTCTAAGCAGACCGGTAGTAGAGGAGGCGTTCCCTAATTTACTAAAGGACTGACTCTACTATCTTAAGAAAGGTAGAGAAATGGTACTACAACAACTTGAAAAAGATTTAACAATTCACGCATCAAAGTTAAGAAAGAGAGGAAGGATAAATCGTTTAGAAAAGATCGTCAAAAAATTAAATTTTATAAGACGAAAAATCAAGTTAAAGCAAGTACTGGAGGAAAAATTTCAAATCAATTAAAAAAATAACTGTTTACAAACGACTAAAACTATGATACTATATTATTATTTAAAGGTGAAACATGAATATATTTGTACTAGATAAAGACCCAGCGAAAGCTGCAATGATGATGTGTGACAAGCACATCCCCAAAATGATTATTGAATCAGCTCAAATGCTCAGTACAGTACATCGTATGCTCGATGGTACTCCTACTAAAAGAAGGTCAAAGTCTGGTAAGACTATGCAAACATACTACACGTTTGGTGACATACGTGATGATCTGTATTATCTTGCCGTACATAAGTATCACCCTTGTACAACATGGACCGCAGAGAGTTTACAAAACTATAATTGGCATTACTATCATTTTGTGTCTATGGCCAAAGAGTTTAAGTTTCGACGTGGTAAAGAACATATAACATTTAAAAAACTTGGTCCTATACTTGCTGCTCCCCCTATAAATATTAAGGATATTGGTCTTACCGAGTTCGTACAAGCCATGACTCACTATCCTGAGTGTATGGTTCCGGGTGATGCAGTTCAGGCATACAGAAACTACTATCACAAAGCAAAACCATTTGCCAAATGGGAATGGGGTCGTCAGGCTCCAACTTGGTGGAAAGGATATAGCGGTGCCGAAGTACACAGTGAAACCGCTTGACGGCGGAGATGAGTTTGATATTAACTGTAAGTCAGATGATTTACAAGAATATCTGCAAAAGAACGGTTTAGTAAAAGTTCTTAAATTTCCTGGTGTTATATCACATCAAGGAAGTTTGTTATCAAAGACTGACAATGGTTGGAAAGATAATTTAAAAAGAATTAAAGCAAACTCTGGTAAAGGCAATACTATAAAAACATAGAGGATAAAAATGAAATTTTTTTTAATAGTATCTTTTCTGATGACTAGCGCAGGTATTGAAAGGCCTATGTTTGTTTTTCAAAGTCCGTCTTTTGATACACAAAAAGAATGCCAAGAATATGTAGATGTAATGCACATGAAAATATATGAAAAAGCTGCCGCTTCTTACAACTATAGATATACACCAGAAGCAATTTATTGTATAACTACAGATGCTGTAAAGGACATATTTAAATATAATTATGGAAAAGAAAATGCAAAAAAACAAGAAACATAATTTAAAAGACGACTTAAAAATAACTGATAATTTTTTAGGTAAAAGTGCATTTCATCAGATGCAAGCTTTCTTTTTAGGACATAATTTACCGTGGTACTTTAATGAACATAAAGTATATAAAACTAATAAAGATTTGCATAATTTTCAATTCGTTCATCAATTTTATAGAGCTCCAAAAGGTGTGTGTTCACCGCACTACACGCAATTGGTGCCGTTATTCAAACAAATTAATCCAGCAGTTTTAATTAGAATAAAAGCTAATGCGACTGGATATAATCCAAAAATTTTAGAATTTGATTTACACAATGATTCAGATTATAAATGTACAACAGCAATATTCTTTATGAACTCTAATAATGGATATACTGTTTTTAAAGACGGTACTAAAATTGAAAGTGTAGCAAATAGGCTGATTGAGTTTCCTTCACATTATCTTCACGCTGGAACAACATGTTCTGATGATAAGGTTAGATGTGTATTGAACTTAAATTATATTAAGAAAGATGATATTAAATATGATGAAGCGATTTAGACATGAAAAGATTGATATCGGATATCAAGACTTGGATTCAGAAACAAACGATAGCGGGAGAACTTATACTACTCCTGACGGTAAGCGTTATCCTAGTATCACAACAATTCTAAATATTTTATCAGAAGATGCTATAAGAGCGTGGAAAAAACGCATCGGTATAGAGCAAGCAGAAATAGTAAGTGGTAAAGCCATAAGGCGTGGTACTAAAGTACATAGTGCTGTAGAAAAATATTTAAATAATGAAGATACTAAAAGTTTCTTGCCACACATCAGACAAAGTCTCGATAATCTTAGATCTGTTCTAGATGAAAGCATTGGTAATATATTCGGTCTAGAGGTACCATTATTTAGTCATCACTTACAAGTAGCTGGTAGATGTGATTGTATTGCACAATTTAATGGCGTACCATCTATAATAGATTTTAAAACTTCAAGATACATAAAAAAGAAAGAAAATATAAGTAGTTACTTTGCGCAAGGTGCTGCGTATTCAATCATGCTTGAAGAAAGAGCAGGATTGATTGCACCAAACATAGTAATAATCATGGACGTAGACCATGAAAAACCAGTAGTTTACGTAGAACATAGAGACAATTATACTAAACTACTACATGATACAATTGATGAATATAGAAAAAGAAAGATGTTTGGTCACTAATGCAATTAACACAAGTTATACAATTAAGAAATGATTTTGAATTATTAACAAAAGACTACAATATGCCTGAAGGATCTGCTATAGATACTATAGAGTGGTTTTTAGAAAATGGCCATAGGTCAAATTCTCTTCGTAATGGATTTAAAGAAGCTAAAGAAATAGCGAAGAAAATTAAGGAGTTTAGCGATGGCTGCACAAAAAAAACTAGAGGCAGGAAGCAAGTACGCGAGTTTTGATAAAGATGGTGATGGGATCGTTACTGATGAAGAATTTGAAATGGAACAAAAGTTGATACAACTTGAAAATGAAGATAAAAAACAAGATGCACAAAGGAATATGGCTTGGTTTGCTCTTGGTGGTATGTTACTTTACCCTGCTTTTGTTATTGCTGCAACATTATTCGGTCTCGATAA